TTTGTTTTGCTGTGTCTGACCCTGCAACATACAAACTCATTGCTTCTAATCTAACATCAGTTGGAATTAATCTAGGCATTACCGCCCCTCATTAGGGTCAGAAGAATACTCGAATGACTGAGACTCAATGCTACCACCGTAAGGACTTCCATCTGATTGAAGAAGTTTACTGAAATCCGTGTACCCCGTTTTGTTAGAAGCTGCATTGAAGCACATAGGTACTTTAAATTTAGCTCCGTTAGAAAAGAATTCTTTAAAATCCACTCCAATTTCATCTCTTGTACAAACCCCCTGCCAAACATTTTCTCGTTCACTGATTGGTTTATAATTGCTGTTCTTCCGCAACGCCCCTGTAGTTCTTTGGGTATCATCAAATTGTTTATTATTCACACACGCCAAGTACTTACACCAAACTACAACCCCTTGTTGTTTCTTTAAATCTTCAAGGGTGGTTCCTTCTGGGAATTTATCTTTATATTCCACCTTTTCTGCCTTCTTACCCGGACTCATGTAAAAGGTAGGCGGCTTAACAACCTTCTCGAAATTAGGCATTCTCTTCTCCTCTTCTCTTTGCCCATAACGCAATGCAAGCGGCATCGGCATAATCTTGTTCAGGGAATACGTCTCCCCATTTCTCTACAGCGTATTTTTTTATATCGGGTTTCCCGGCGTTCCCCTTACCTAAAATCTGCTTTTTCCAACTCCTATTATCGACAGGAACGCACTCAATCCCCTTGGTATGAAGCATGTACTTCGCAACACTAACCACACCGGAAATCTCCATTGTGGTACGTGCATTTTGAATATAAATTGCTGCCTCAATTGCAGAACTATGTATTCCATTATACTCTAATTTTTGGTTTAGGTATACACTAAAGTTGTCAAATATTTGATAAAGCCTAAAATCAAATGGGTCTTTAGGGGTAGATGCGAATTTTAATTTAGCTACAAGTTCTTCTTGATCGTTTACGATAACTCCGTGAACTGCTTTAGATGAGCAGTCTAATCCTAAGTAATTCATCTTTGACGCTCCCCCATTGTTCTAAGACCTACAACCCTTGACACCGATGCATAGGCTTTATCATATGCCTTAAGTGTCCCACTTAGTTGTTTTAAACCTGCCTCTGTTTCGATAACCTCTTTCCGTAATTCCCACAATTGGGTGTATGAGTTTAAGGCTTCCCCACGCAATTCTTCTCGTGTAGGTTTCTTCTTACCCGCTTCTTCTCTTTCCGTAGCAAGTTTGTTCATAGCTTTAGCTAACCCGTCATCAAAAGCTGCCTGTAATGCGGAAAGGGTACTATCCAATTTTGCTACCTCTGCTTCTAGATAACTAGTGTATCCACCAAACATGGCTAGGTAGCTTTCTAGCCCCTCATTAGATGTGGAGGCGTAATCTCCTAATGGCAACTTAGGTAGGTTAGAAATGTCCACATCAAAGGAGGACACTTGTAAATCGGAAGCTAATTTTCTTCGTACATTACCTAAGGCTTTCATTGGAGACCATGCTTTATTTTGGTCTTGTGGGTTGTCGTCTTTATAGTTAACCATTGGTTACCCCTTTACATTTACACCACGTATCCCCAGTACAGGTTTCCGGTATGCTCGTCATGCCCATTATATTAGTACAACGTTCTAGTAAGGTTTCCCATACTAAGGGTTGCCTAGATACTTTGAAGGCTTTTAAATTTTGGTCATTTTTATTTTCATACAAAACGATACCATATTCATTATTTAGCATGTTTAGATAAATTTGTAATTGTATAAAATGCTCATGTTTTGGTGAACTTTTTAGTTCTTTAAACCCTTTATCATTAATAGATTTTAACTCTAACACCGCCCTGCCTTCGGTTGGGTGCTGGATAAGGAAGTCTAACCGCCCACTGATAGGAGGCATGTCCATCTTTAATGGTTGCTCACGAGCGATAACAATACCCATTTTAGTGAAGTACTTATCCATCCTATCTTCTAGGGAGCCACCTACATCAAAGATACGTTTTACTCTTGGGTCTAGGGTTTCCCAAGGCAATAAACCATTGAATGAAGCATATAAGTACCGATCACAAGTGCTACCCAAAGCAGAAGGGTAGAACACCTGCCCTCTGTGGGGAGCCATTTTACCTTCTAAATGCGTATTTAGTAATTTTAAAAACTCCCTATCTTGGTTAGTTGTTCTAACCGCAGCCTTCCTTTTCGTTTTCTGCTTTGTTAATCCTTTAGATTTCCCAATTTGTTTAATTCCTGCCATAGAAATTCCTTTATTTTACCTTTAGTTGTTTCTTTACAATGCAATACAATTTGTATGTCTCCGGTCTGTATTAAGTTGCGATCTCGTATTCTATCACGTTTACCTAAATGACCGTACACCCCATCCGCTTCAATTACCATATTTAATTCTGCAATATAAAAATCAACTGTATACGGAGGAAACGGTGCTTGCGTCTCATAACGTATTCCCCATTCCGACAAATAGTTAGCAATTATATTTTCTTGGGCAGTATAGTCTCTAGGTAACACTGTTTTTTAGTTCCTCCAGTAATTGTTCATCCTCTAAAAAGACTTTCTTTAATCCATTCAGACCCATGTATTTCTGTTCTTTATACGTATACCAAGGCCCTGCCTGAGTTATAAGTTTGATGCCTATTGCTTCTCTAATATAGCTTTCTAGAATGTCTATGCCTCCATCTACCCTAAAAGGTACCGTTGCAGAATTCCAGTTCTCTCCCCCGATTTTAGTTTTCCTCAAGCGTACATCCATATCAAAACCAACCTTAACGCCAGCATCTTCTATCCAACCTTTACGACGTACCTGTAAAAGTGCATGTGCAAAGAATGACTGTGCCAAGCCTCCCGGCATGTTATCTAATGCTACGGGGCCAATGCTACTACGTACCTGATTGATTGCCACCAACGCACCGCCGTTAGATAGACTAGGGAGGACTTTAGGTAACGAAGAGTTAACGAAACGTGCTTGCCACGCCATTGGGTTGAACGAGAAATCCTCTTCTAGGTTCTTGTGGGGAACAAGCCCAGCAATACTATCTAATACTACTAAATCAAAAGAGGCATCAAGTAAGGTACGGATTGTATCCATAGCTTCCTCACCGCTTTCAGGTTGCCCTACAATTATTTTACCTGTGTCTATTCCGCAACGCTCCATCCAATCGGAGTCCCATGATAACTCTGTATCAATCCAAGCTGCTTTTCCACCTGCCTTCAAAACGTTTGCACAGATTTGGGAGGCTAGGTAGGACTTTCCCACGTTGGTAGGCCCGTATATAAGTGTTAAACGCTTCTTAGCTATACCACCCGCCGTTAATCTGTCTAACGCAGGTATCTCAAAGGGGATTTTAGAATACTCAAACTCTTTATCGTCACCCCTAAAAAGGTTTAATTTTTTATTTTTAAGTAGCTCATTAATAATTTTTTCTGAATCTTTTTCCATTTATTCCTCTTCCGGTGTAAAACTAATATCGTAGGTTCGGTTTAGATATGCCTCCGCCCACGCAAAGCAAACTGCGGCACATTGAATGATTTCTGTATACATATCTGTTTCGTTTTTTTCATACACTTCTCTTGCGACTTCACCTAGTTCTTCTGTTAAGATTACCGTCCAATGAGAGTCAGAGTTCTGTGTTTGGTCACCCCACTTTAAGTCTTGACGCTCTCTTTCAGCTAAAACTTTTTCCAGTACCGTAGCTCTAATTATTTCGTTACCTCTCCGTGTACGGCTCATTTAGAAGTCCCTTCATTCAGTACTTCATCAATATTCTTGTCTACTTCATCTCGTACATGCGCCCAGATTTGCCCTAAGGCAAGTTCCGTTCCCTCAATCTGAGTGGGGATATCCATATCAGTATCAATATCATGTACTTCACAATCAATACGTGCGTACTGATTAGTGTCTAAAGGCCCTACCCTGAATGTAAACCCTAATTTTAGTCCTACCTTAGCCATTAGTCTCTCCTTCTTACTTACCCCTCAACTGGGGGTATGGTAAATTAATTTTATCTGGGTTGTTTTGTTTGAACTGCCGCACTAAACTTTTAGTCTCTTTACGGTTTATACCTAAAATATAACAATATTTATGCTTTGTGGGGGACTGCCTTTTCTCGCAACTGTTTTTATGCCTAGCCCTCTCTTGTTTTAGTAATTGTGTACTTTCTTCGGGTATATTTTGCCAATTTACTTTGCGGTAATTCTTTTTGGCACCTACCATTTTATACCATTCTGGCTGCCATTGCAACCCTAAAGCCTTCGCATATCGAACAATCTGACTCCTATCACTAAACCCAGAGTCTCCAAACCACCCACGTTCTCTGTTTTGAGGGTCAAGGTACTGATAGCCGCTACCAAATTTTTGACCTAAATAGATGAAGTTGCAAGCTTGATAAATAGTACCTAATTCCTTAGCTTCGGGGTCACTGTACGCTGTAAAATACCTAAAGTCTGTGTTTTTCACCATCCATTTAATAGATTGCATTATTAACCATGAAGCTAAATTTTTAGGTGACCACGAAATACAGGCACCCCTAGCAATTAATTTTTCTAAATTCTTACCTTCCGCCCCTAATA